TGGTCAACAATGATGTCAATGTTGTTGCGTTAGCAAATGATGCGGCAGTGTAATTGGCCACAGCGGTGAGAAAATTTGGAATTGGTGATGCAGCATTAAATGATGCAATTGCAGTGGTCAATGCAGCTGGTAATGGATCAATGCCAGTGTTAGCCAACAAGGCCGAGGCTGCTGTTAATTGCAACGGAGTTAGAATTCCTTGTGCCATTATGCTGCCACCCTAACATCACCTGAGCCGCCAGCTCTAGCATGGCCACAAGTATCACCGGCACCTGTGTAAACTACAGGAATACCACCAGCTCGAACTGAGCCTGATCCGCCAGCTGTGACAGCACTACAATGAATAGGCGGGCATCCTCTTTGACCGCAACAAGGATGAGCACTTACAGAGTTGCCATCAACAATTACTGCTCGACCGTTGACTCGCACTGAACCAACGCCACCACTGGCTACTCCTCCTGCACCGTCTGCATCACCTACTCGTTGTACTGCTGGCATTTTATCCTACTAAAATTCGCTTTTCTGGCACTTTGATGCCTGTGGTTGCTTCGATGTATTTCATACGAACTGATTCGTCTGTTAATGCAGAGATAGCAACACAATTCATATTTAGCCGGGGATTTTTGTCAGGATCTGCGGTAAACATTGATGGCACAAGTCCCATGCCTTGAGGGCCAGGAGCCACACTTACAGGGTCCTGTAACATGGCATAACCTTCACCAGCATCCACAACTTTGGCAATCATTTCCTCGCCTGAGTTCAGTTTGAATGTGTAAACTTTTCCAATTTCCATTATTTGCTTTCTGTTAGTTTTGTTCTGAGTTCTGTGAACCCGCCCACAAGTTCATCATCTAAAAAGATCTGTGGTACTGTGCGAGCATTTGGTACTGCTTCTAATAGTTGTTCTCGTGTCCACCCATGCATGATATTGCGTTCTTCAAATTCAATGTTGCGTGATTTCAGTAGCGCCTTGGCTTGGTCGCAGTAAGGACATTGGTCTTTTGACCATACAATTGCTTTCATTTTATTTTCCTTCTTTTGATTTGTCGTAAGTCTTGGCAAAAATATCTGTTTTTACAACACCATAGTCACCAGGACCGTGTCGAACAATGTAGTCATTGCCGCGAGTGTATTCTAAGTTACCCCATGACGCTCGAACAACACCGTCATGGTCAGCAAGTTTTGCTACTTTCATAATCTTCTTAGGTGTAGCAGTGCCATCACCGTTGTCGTCATAGTAGGCATTAAACTTAATAGGACTAACAGGATACCGCTCGCCTTTAGGACCAGTGATAATCTTGTGACCCACTGTGTAGGCGACAGGACCTTCCAGTGTGTCTATTGTACCATTATCAGTTGCTGTTTCATACTTGATAGGAGTTGGATGTTTGTAGGTTTCAAACCCACCCGGTTGGAACCATTCGTCGTTGATCATAGATTTGGTAACTCGTCGTAGTCGATAGCATCACTCATCACGCCAATAACATAGTTGGTTGATTCGTTTTCCTGCAGGGCAGTTTGTTTCTTGCTGGTGTCCACGTGCTTGTTGAACCACGGGATAGGTGTAGAGCGTGGTGCAGGCTCTTGGTACTTGAGGCCAATTTCTTTCAGTGCATTGGCTGCTGTGTAATCCACAAAGTCTTTCAAGATCTGTGCGTTAAGGCCAATCACCGGACCTTTGTTGAACAAGTAGTCTGCCCACTCTTTTTCTTCACGGATCACATCCAAGTATAACTGATACACTTCGGCTTCGCACTCTGCTTTGGCTTGAGCAAAGCGAGGGTCTTCTTTCACCACTTGGTTGATAATCCAAGCAGTCCATTCCTTGTGCAGGATTTCATCTTGTAGAATCAACTGAATGATGTTGCCGTTGCCAATGAAGATCTTGTTCTCTACCATTGCTAAACTAGTAGCAAAGGATACCATAAAGCGGAATGCTTCCAATGCATAGCTTGCATTGAGTGCCATCCAAATAGCTTTGACATGGCCGTGATCCTTGACAGGAACTTCCAGTTCTTTTTCACAATTGACCATGTGCAAGTGATCGTAATAGCGACCCACACTTGATGCCATGTCCACAATCTCTTTGGTGTCGTGGATGGTGCTAAACACATCCTTGGGCACATTGTAGATGTTACGAATGATGTGACTGTAACTGCGGCTATGAATGTTGGTTTCAAAGAAACTCCAGTTGTACATTAGTGCTTCCAGTTCTGGAATGCTCACTACAGGAGTAAACACCTGTGCTGGTCCACGGCCTTGCAAGCTGTCTAGTGCTGTTTGGCGCAAGAGATTACTGGTAAAGATATGTTTGACTGTGTCTGATGCTTCTTTAAAGTCATTAGCATCCTTGCTCAATGAAATTTCTTCTGGCACCCAAAAGAAACCACGAGCTTCTTGTTCGTACTTGGCCAGTTTGTTGTATTTGACTTCTTCAAATCGCTGAATAGTTACAGGACCTGCAGGGTCCAGAAACATCTTGCGATGCAGGTAATCTGTTTTGGTTGATAAGTTGTATTGTGCTTGACTCATATTAAATTCCTTGTGAATATGTAATTAGCCCAGTTTTTACACTGTGCTCAACAACTAAATTTGTTTGTGGAGTTGATAGTATTATAGGGTTTTCTCCTGGTCCCCAATGTCCAGTATCTAGGTACAATCGATCATTGTCTTGGGACATTCCCATTCGTGGAACCAGCAGTACAGTTTTATCACGCCATTGGTCAGTTTGCACATTAAACACAAATGATTCTTTATTCTCATCCCACTGTGTTGCAGAATAACTAGCAACAACCGAGCCAGCTTGGATCGCTCGTAAATAAGGAATCCATCCCCAGTCAGTTTCTTGTTGTCGTTCAAAGGTAACAATGCCGGAGTTCAATGGCAAGCTACCAGTTCCTGCTTTTCCTGCCAATGAATTGACAACTGACACAAATTCAAAATCTAAGTCAACCCCGGGGTTAAAACAACTTTGACTTTGACCTGCCCTGCAAAGACCACGGGCAAAACTTTCAGGAATCTCCACTGCCCACATTTCTAAAAAATAAGTTCCTGGCAAGAACACTGTTTCCCGACCACGTGGTAAACTGTTCCACAATCCTTCCCACCATAAGTTACCATTTACCGTCTCTGTAAATGTAACTGATCTAGGTTTGTAGTTGTGGTCATATCGTTCGTTGATTAATTCAATGCGGTCTTGTAACTTCAATTGCCTTATAATTTCGCAACCCAGTTGATATCGGTCAGTGTCACTTTCGAATGCTTGAACATGTTGAGCACCGTGCTTCAAAGCCAGCATGGTCAACAGCCCTGTGCCGAACCCAATGTCAGTGCAGCGTTGATCGGCAACATAACGAGAAAGAATTCTGTCGTAGAATTGGTTGCGCATGAAGTCATTGATCATGCCAAGATTAACACCGTCATGATTGTGCCAATCAATTCTGTTTAAGAAATCCATTACCAATGCCTTATTGTGTTTGCTATGATGAACCCACAGGTCACTACATGTATTATAACCCAAAAGGTCTTGAAGAACAAGGCGATTCGAGCTTCTTGAAGAGTCAAGATAGGCACATCTGGACGATCGTTGTCTGTGTGCCCCATTAAATGACCTGTGGCCCGGGCCCAGATCTTTTCTACGCTGTTCATTTACATTTTATCCATTCTTCATCTTGAGTAGGAATCCATCCATGCCTAAAGTATTTTACCATATTCATAAACGGGCCTACTTCTTTACCGTCATCTTTCCAGTTATAATTCTTATTCATACTCAATCCATATAACTTACAATATGATGGTTTATTATTATCAATCCATATATTGTAAATTTCATCTGCCCTAGACCAGATACCTTTAGTAACTACTGTTGCTCTTGGATGATTCCAAGGTTTAACTCCAGCGTTTGGATTTTTATCACCGCGCTTTGAGTCAGACATAGATTTCAATCCGGCTTCTGTAAACAATGATGTGTTAAAAGGTTTTCCAAATTTCCAATGTGCTTTGCCTTTTGGCTGATGTTTTCCAGGATTATTAGGTCCACGCATATACTCAGAATATTGTCTCTTTAACCAACCGTATGCCTTATTGTTTCTTTTTACATTATTATTTGATGCTACCATAAACATAGCGGCTTTGACAAGTCGTATATTATTAGGATGTATTTTAACTAACAGAAGATGACACAAATAATGTTCTTCTGGTGTCAGTGATACTAGGTTAGGTGCGTCATCTGTTCCTCCGAGACATCTCGGAACAATATGATGCTTTTCACTATATCCTTCTAATATTCTATTTTGTCCTCTCCTTACTAATGTATTGTATATTTTTTGATAATCCATACAAGTCTCCTATAAGTTTATTTATTACAACTTACAGAAAAACTTATAATTTACAACTCAAAGTTTGCAAGCGATACAATCTTCAACATCATCAAAATCAATTTCTTCTAATGGTGCAGCCTCATCTTCTGCTTTCATTTTACTACCTTGTTTGTTGATCAAACTATAGTAGAAAGTTTTGATTCCCCAATGATGCGCCAACATAAGATTCTTGGCAATCAATGTTGTTGGAACTTTACGCTCTGGGAAGTGTGCTGGATTGTAAAATGTATTGGTAGAGATTGACTGGTCTACATAAACCTGTAGCACAGCCGCAGTTTTCAAATAACCATCACAGTCTTGTTGTGCCCACATCTGTTGATACTTGTTTTTCAGCTTGTGATACTCTGGCACAACCTGGGTGAGTGAACCTGCCTTGGATTCTTTCACTGTGATCAAGCTCATGGGCATTTCAATGCCATTGGTTGAGTTGATAACAACACTGCTGGACTCAACAGGAGCAATGGCCATCAGTGTAGCATTGCGAACACCATAGGATCGCATTTCTGCCCGCAGGCCTTCCCAGTTCAACTCAGGTGAAAAATCTGTGAGTTCGTTGGCCCCGGCTGCTCTTCGCTCCCACGGAAAGATACCCTGACCATACCTGGTTCGGTCCGAATCTTTGCAACGACCACGTTCTTTAGCCAACTCCACACTAGCTTCTGTAAGGTAATAGGCCTGGTGCTCCATCCATGTTTTAACCTCGGCCAGAGCATCTGCATCACCGTACTGGAAACTGCGCTTGGCATGCCAGTAAGCAAGGTTAGTAATGCCGATACCAAGCGGTTGGATTTCGTCGTTTGATAGTTTTGATTGGATCGACAGGAAGTCTTGGTAGTCAAGTATGTTACAGAGGCTCCTCTGCAGAATCCTACAAGCGCGACGCATGTCCTCTGGATTACGGAATGCTCCCCAGTTAATGGACCCAAGTGTACATAGCGCGATGCGGCCTTGATCATCGTCAAGTCGTTTAAAAGATTTTGTAGGTAAGAGGATTTCACAGCAAAGATTACTCTGGTAAATGGTATGATACTCAGGATCAAATGGCCCTTGATTCATCACATTGTCAATGAACACTAGATAGATACGTCCTGTATCAGTACGCTCTTTCAGTATGCCACTCTTG